CAAAATGGCATTAGAGGGGGATCAGCGACTGTCCACTTTCCGATCTGGCACCAAGAAATCCAAGACATAATTGTTCTTAAAAACAACAAGGGTACAGAAGATAATCGAGTTCGTAAGTTAGATTATAGTATTCAATTATCAAAAATATTTTATGAAAGGTTTATTCAGAATAAAGAGATTACACTTTTCTCTCCTCATGATGTTCCAAACCTTTATGAAAGTTTCGGCACAGAGTCTTTTGATGAATTGTATGTAGAGTATGAGAATGATGAGTCTATTCCTAAGACTACTATGAGTGCACAGGAATTAATTCTTGCTCTCTTGAAAGAAAGAGCAGAAACTGGTAGACTATACCTGATGAATATTGATCACTGTAATAGTCATTCATCATTCACTGACAAAGTAGAGATGAGTAACTTATGTCAGGAAATCACATTACCAACTAAACCTATCCAACATATTGATGATGAAAGTGGTGAAATTGCTCTCTGCATTCTTAGTGCTGTTAATATCGGTAAGATACGTGATCTATCCGATCTCGAAGTTCTTTGCGATCTTAGCGTTCGGAGTCTTGATGAACTTATTGATTTCCAACATTACCCCGTCAGAGCAGCAGAACTCGCCACAAAGGCCCGTCGTTCGCTTGGTATAGGTTACATAGGACTCGCACATTATCTCGCTAAGAATGGTGTAAAGTATGAGGATAAAGGAGCATGGCAGTTGGTTCATGACCTCACTGAAGCATTTCAATACTACCTTATTAAGTCCACTGTGAACCTTGCAAAAGAAAAAGGTGCGTGTAAATACTCAGACAGAACCAAATACGGAAATGGAATTCTTCCGATTGATACATATAAGCAGGACGTGAATGAAATTGTTTCAAATGACCTAAAATATGATTGGAATTCTCTTAGGGTACTTGTCAAGGAACACGGAGTCAGGAACTCAACTTTGTCCGCACAAATGCCATCGGAGAGCAGTTCCGTTGTGTCTAATGCCACAAATGGAATTGAACCACCTAGAGGATACCTGTCCATTAAAAAGTCGAAAAAGGGGCCTTTGAAACAGATAGTACCCGGATATCAGCACTTAAAAAATAACTATACACTCTTATGGGATATGAAATCCAATGAGGGTTATATCAACGTCGTTGCAGTTATGCAAAAGTTCTTTGATCAAGCGATTTCCGGCAACTGGAGTTATAATCCAGAACACTATCCAGACAATGAAGTACCAGTTTCTGTGATGGCACAAGATCTCCTTACCACCTACAAGTATGGTTGGAAGACTAGTTACTATCAGAACACTTATGATATCAAAACAGATGAGGTTGAGGAAGACAAACCTAACCTTGATGAATTAGTTTCTAGCATACTTATTGAGGAGGAAGAAGATTGTGAGTCTTGTAAAATTTAAGACTAACGTGGAAACAACAAAATCAAAACCAGTCACCGAGATGACGGTATTCAATTCACAGGTTGTTGATACAAAAAAACAACCTATGTTCTTTGGTGCTCCACTTGGAGTTCAAAGATATGATAACTATAAGTACCCTGTTTTTGAGAAACTAACCACTCAACAACTAGGGTATTTCTGGAGACCAGAGGAAGTCTCTCTCCAAAAGGACAGAAGTGATTATCAAACACTTCGTCCAGAACAGAAGCACATCTTTACTTCTAACTTGAAGTATCAGGTGATGTTAGATTCTGTGCAGGGAAGAGGCCCCGGTATGGCATTTGCACCATACTGTTCTCTACCTGAGTTGGAAGGATGTATGAAAGTATGGGAGTTTATGGAGATGATCCATAGTCGCTCTTACACATACATCATAAAGAATGTCTACTCTAATCCATCTGGTATGTTTGATACTATTCTCACAGATGATCGTATTCTGGAGAGAGCACAAAGTGTTACTCAAGCATATGACGATTTCATAAATGACGCACATGAATATGATAGCGGTAACTTATGGAAAGATGGACATAGAGGATCTTACGTATCAGATTACACAAGGTATGAACTCAAAAGAAAACTCTTCCGAGCAGTTGCGAATGTCAACATTTTGGAAGGAATTAGGTTCTATGTCTCCTTCGCATGCTCGTTCGCTTTTGGTGAACTTAAGCTCATGGAAGGATCGGCAAAAATCGTTTCTCTTATCGCCAGAGACGAAAACCAACATTTAGTCATCACACAACAAATCCTCAATAAATGGAGGAATGGAGATGACCCAGACATGAAGAAAATTTTCAAAGAGGAGGAGCCATGGTTCTATAAAACTTTTGAAAATGCTGTTAATCAAGAAAAATTGTGGTCAGAGTATTTGTTTAAGGATGGTTCTATGATTGGTCTCAATGAGAAACTACTTCAACAATACGTTGAGTGGACTGCGAACAAAAGAATGAGGGCAGTGGGATTAAAACCAATTTACGATATATCAATGCGTAATAATCCTTTACCTTGGACAACACACTGGATTTCTTCAAAAGGGTTGCAAGTTGCACCACAAGAAACAGAAGTCGAAAGTTACGTCGTAGGAGGCATTAAACAAGATGTTAAGGAAGATTCATTCTCAGGATTCAAACTATGATGAAGTGGAGGCAAGCATACAGGCTTACCTTGATTCCGCAAAACACACCGAAAAACTGTTTGGAGCAAATTTAGATCCGTATGAATGGTTAGAATGTGAATGGACAAGAGAGGGTGGATAACCCTCTTTTTTATTGACTACATAGAATTGTGATGTTATAATTAAATGACTGATAAAAACATTGATTATGAAAACCCTTGGATTTACAAAGGCAATCCTTTTACCTCTGATGATATCGGGGACTATTATGGGTTCGTCTATCGCATCACCAATACCACCACACAGAAGTCCTACATCGGAAGAAAGTATTTCGTGCAGAAGAGAAAACCGAAAGGAGCAAAGCGTAGAGTTACAAGCGAGTCAGACTGGAAGAAGTACTATGGAAGCTCTGATGATCTTAAGCAGGATATTAGAAGAGATGGCAAGGATTCTTTCAGAAGAGAAATCATATCCCTCCACACCACCCTTGGAAAAGTAAATTACGAAGAGACAAGACAATTATTTTTAAACAATGTGTTAACAGAGGCTCTTGACGACGGGACTCCGAAGTATTATAATAGCAATATATTAGGACGCTATATGCGTAAAGATTATGGAAACTTTGAATCAAACTCTAGTAAAGACTAGAAGATGGTCTATTAAAAGACTTAAAAAAGTGAAACCTGTTGCAGATAAAAATGCAATATATAAAGAGTTTGAAGAGTGGATCGAAAATGACGATCCTGATCATGAAATTATTTCTTTAGCGTATTTTGGCGAAGGTAGTGAGTATGACTTTTAAATATAGTCCATCTCAAATGTTACTTCGACAGGAGGCATTAAAAATACTTTTAGGTCAATTTGGTGGTAAAAAGAACGATCAAGGACTTCCTAAGTACCAGAGCTATATCATATATGAATGTGCTGAAAATTGGGTTTCATCTGGAAACTTAAATTGCGATGGTATTATCAAACATTTTTTAAATTACTACGGTTATTAACATGTTACAAAAAATTGTAAATACAATCGCTATTGCAAGCGGTGTGGTATCTCTTACCGTTGTCGGTGCTGCAGGTTACGTATTCATTCGCAAGGATGCAATCATTGACAATGTAAAAAGTAAGATTATGGAATCTGTCTTACCCGGTGGACTCGGAGATCTTGGTGGTGGTGCACTAGGTGGTGCTTTAGACTTACCAGACTTCGCAGCACCTCCATCATCTCCTACACCTGATGCACCTGCTACAGGCCCTAATTTACCATTAGGTTTTTAGAAAAATTAATCTTCTAAATAGGGCTGCATGACCCAAGCATTAAAATGGCAGAAGCAGTTAAAAAAGAAGAAGAAAAGAAAAAAGGCCCTATAGGTAAACTCAAGGAGTTATCTGAGGACAAAGAAGAACAGATGGCGATCCTGAGTACTTTTGTGAGACTTGGGATCTTGATCTGGGCCGGTGGAATTTTAACTTTGAACTACGTTACATTTCCCGGAATGACAGAGCAGGATAAGATTGATCCAACTTTTATAGCTTCTGTATTCACAGGAGTTTTAGCCACCTTTGGTGTTGAAGCCGGTAAGAATAAAAATAAGGCAGCAGCAGGTGGTAGTGCAAACATATCCAAGAAAGATATGGAAATATTAATTGAGAAGGCAGCAAATACAGCACCTGCACAGACAATCAGAATTGAGCAAGCACCGATGGTCTTGACTCCTAGTGCTACACCGAAGAAAGGATAATGGATAAGCAAGTGAAATGGGGAAAGTGGTTCGCTCTTAGTTTGGGTGGACTTATTGGTTTGTCTCACATCGGTATGATTGGGTCATTATCGAATCGTGAGAGCAAACTACCTAGTATTAATTTACCAGTAGGCCCATATACATCATATAAAGCAGATGTAAGTCATAATGGATATTACATCGAATATAAAGCAAACGATCCAAAGGTTCTTCGTGTGGAAAGGGATAGTAACACAAAGGGTGGCTTTCTTGGGTTGGCTAACAACAAAGTTAAAACAGTTGAACAGTACACGATGGACGGTGCAATACACCATAAACCAACCACAACAACAATCTCATCAAACGGAGGAAAATCCGAAGCATGTATCAAAGCAATCGGAGGTGCAGAGGGAACAGGAAGACTCGTGGGTTCCAGTATTGGTGCTAGTGCTGCTCCTTCTCTCGCTAATATTCCCTATGTTGGTTGGGTTGCTGCTGGCTGGGTAACAATGTTTGGTGGTAATCAGGGTGCAGATATAGGTGGTCAGATGGCAGAGGACTTAAGTAAAGATTGTTAATGAAACTAATTGATGGGTGTCACTCTTTAAAACTTGAGTGTGCACTCAGAGAATTAGGATTTGTAGATATCGGTTGGAAGTGTGTTGCTCATGCCGGTATCTT